CACCCTGGGGGCCACCGTTACGGGCGACCGGAATAATGGCGCCTGGAGCGATCTTGACTGTCGCTGGGTTCAATACGCCGTCATCTGCGGCCGTATATACGCCAGCCACCGAGATCGACGCGTTCTTTAGTAACAATTCTTTTACTTTATTGAGTGTCTTAATGTCAGGCAATGCGTTAACCAGGGGACCGCGGCCATAAACTTCACCGGCGACCTTCATGTAACGGCCTACTACCCAGGGCGAACTTTTCTTTAGCTCACGATAAACGATCTCATTCTTACCTTTAGGTTCTAAAACGTAGTAACAAACGGCACCCGTTGAATAGTTGTAGATCGTTGCCTCGATTAGATCGATCTCTTCTTCGGGTTTACGATCAATCTTGACCTGGAGATCGGCCGGGATCTTGGCATCCTTCCATTGTGTCGTAATTGCCTCACCCTTGACGCGTAACTTACGGTACACGTTATCGACGGTACCATGCTGGCCTTCTTCGAATGAGACCAGGTATTGCGGCACCGCAGTAAAACGGATCGGGGTATCCTTGTCGCCTGGCATGATGAGCATAACGCCGGTACCCACGGCCATATCTAGGAGCATCTCCGAGATTGCCAGGTCAAAGTTGGTTTGACGCAATACTTCAAAGAATTTATCCGAGTAAATGTCCAGGGCGTCGGCCACTTCCTTGCGCTTGCTGGCCGGGATCGATGATCCTGGAGTAAGTTGCATCCATTTCCGGTACGGCGGGAATAGTCCCGACTGGATCCGGTTCGCAAAACGCTGAGTTGAGTTGATTGCCGTCGAATCAAAGACCCTGGCGCGCTTATGTTGACCAGGAGTTTTGCCTTCGTATTGGCCTGAATACAGATTACGCTGGGGCAAAGCAAATTCGTAGCACTCTTCGTAGATCGAGCGCCATAAGTCCTTACGCGAATCCGCTAATTCGGCGCGCTTTAGTACGTGTGCAACGGGCATTTTTTTCATTACATATACTCTTTTTTGCGTTTCATCTTGCTTGCCATCTCGGACTTAGGTTCTACCTCGACACGGCCTTTAGTTTCTTTTGCGTAGTTACGCGCGGCTACCATGCCCGCTTTTGTGTACGCAAATTTTTTGAGCATATTGCCCTTCTTGTCATAGACTTCCGGCATGATTAACTCTCCATTGTGTTAGTGCCGCCTGATCCAAGGGATTCAGGAGTGATACCCAAAGCTGGATTTTGACGCTCCTGGCTAAAAAGCAAACGCATACCGCCAGTTTGACGGGCGCGCTTAGTTGCCCGGAGACGATCTTGTTGCGCTTTCTCCTGTGATGCCAGGCGCTCCTCTTGTTTCTTTTGATTGGCCGCGATCGCTGGATCCGGTTCCGGTGGTGGGGGTGGTGCCGGTATAGATGGCCCGCCAAATAGTCCGCCCATGGTTTTCTCCTTACGATAAAGTGTTTTGACCTGGGCCAGCACCGCCGCCCAATGTCGTTTGATCTGTGCCTAATCCGGCAGAGCGCTCCTGGCTAAACAATAACCGGGTACCCATACGGCGACGGGCGCGAGTATTGGCCGCTACTTTTGTCTCTTCGGAAGTTGCTTTAACTGGTTCTGCCTCTTTTGGAGCTGGCGCTACTGCTTCAACCGCTCTTGCTACTGGTGCGCTACCCCCGCCCCCGCTAAATACTCCGCCCATGATTTAATCTCCTATACATAAAATGCGAATCACCGGTAGGGCCAAAGGCCATCATCTCCGATTCCTTTTCGAAGTATAAGAACTCTGCCCATTTTTGCGCGCGTACATTTGACGAACGCACGATAATTTGAATGCGCCGTAGTTGCATGGTGGTTTCGGCCCAGGAGAAAAACTGCCTGGCACAACGGCACAATGGTATCGCCACGGTATCAATATCCTTATCCGGGATCATCCAAGCCTCGGCAAGCCCTGGCCAAATCGGAATAATCCCAAAAGATAGCATGGGTTTGCCGTAATACAGTCCGGTAAACGATGGCCCCATGTGGGTTTGATTCTTTAATCGGTCCAGCCAGTCCGGAATATGCGCCCTGGAATCGAGATCATGCTCATTAAGATTCATCAAAGCAAGGTGTCCGTAGAAAAAAGGGACGATCTTACCCCCTTCCGGTAGCCGGACTTGTGATGTAAAACCAGTTGTATCTATCATAACTCTAATGGGTCCAGGCCAAACTCATCGGCCACGGCCTTGCACCTCTGTTTGAACACTTTATCGTGATGGTTCCATCGTTCCCTGGCGTGTGCCCATCTACTCATGTGGACCGATTCATGGCATAGCACCCTAAAGACGGTCATAAAATGGCCGCAAAGCATTCGCGATATTTGGATCGTATGCTCGTAGTCCCCGCCCTCGTCGTATAGGTAGTAACCATAGGCATGGGGATCATCAATCACCTCAAACTTAATGGCTTCGGGCAACGGCATATTCCAGCGCGCAAACGGTTCGCAACAGTAGATTGTTGCGTATAGGTTGCGGAGAATGGCCGGGGTCAAATTCATAACGCCTAAAGAATATCAAAATCAAAGTCGGCCGTGTATTGTTTTGATTCTGCGCCGTAATTCATGCCGCTCCTGGTCAGGCGTTTATATTCCCCGCCCCCTAGCATCAAGTACGAAAACGCGTCGCCCACGTGCGAATGCTGGTTTTTATTCGGTGCATCCCTAAATCTTTCCTCGCCTGGCACCCCTACTCGTTTAAAATGATAGCCACCAGCAAGCGCCTTCCGTAATTTTGGACACGTGCGCGCCACTCTCAGACCCGGTTTTCGATCGATCAGCCGTATCATGGGCGCGGCGCCAGCTTCACGACGTACTCCAAAGTCATTGGTTGGCGCGGGTTGGACCTTGGTAAATCCCAGGGTACGCAAGTGATCGAATGCCGTTGTCTCGAAAATCGGATCGCGCGCCTGGCCGGCCGGATCGCCCGTCAAGATTACCTCGGCCTTCGGATATTTCATGTTGAGTTGTTGCAAGAGCATCTGTCCAAAGCGTTGAAGGCCCATATCCTCGGTGACAATCTCTTCCAGGATGTTCCAGGCGCCGGACGGCAAGCGTTGTCCGATAACCGCCGCGGGCGTCAAACCAAAGTCGCATCCGATTAGCAAGGGTAACTCCGGCACAAAGGTTAACGAATCCTCGACCATCGTCGAATCGTCGTACTCCGCCCATACGGCTTTACCTTCCTGGACGTACACGTATTGCGCGCCGACGTAGCAACGGATCCAGTCCAGGTTCTTGCCGCCTAACTGTTGCTCATAGTAGCCAAGCGGCAAGTTTTTAACGTTCTCGGCCTTGGGATTCTCTAACCAATGCTTGCCGGCCGCGTAGATCGCGCCCGACGTATCGGCCGGTACTTCCATCATGCCGCCTGGTTGCGTATAGAAATTCCACTTGTATTTGCCCTTGACCGGTTCTTTCTCGGCCAGGCGATACCACCAGCCGTCATCGTCCGGCGGGTTTGTGTCCGCCCATATTCCGCGCCAGGTGCATCCGCCGTGGGTTTTACTTGGATAGCGTCCGACACGGGCCGTCAATCCCTGGATCACGGCAAGCGGCAATTCGCGGGCCTCGTTGCACCAGCCGCCAGTTACTTCCAGGGACAAGAGCTTGCGTACCGACTTGGTATCGTCAAGCGCCAGGAAGATTACTTCACAATCTAATCCTGGCACCCCGTCGCGGGATGGCAGTTGCAGATGGTGAGTAATCGGCGGGGACCAGCGAATCGGACCCCAAATATGCTCCGGGAATATTTCAAGCCAGGTTCGAATCGTTGTGGTCCGAAGTTCCCCGTAGGTATTTCGAATGACCACAAATCGTGTGTAACGAATATTATCCACCGGGGAAGGGTCTTGCCGCACCGCGCGCAAGAGTATTTCCGACGCACATCCATACGACTTACCCGATCCGACGGGTCCCATAAGACCGCGAAAAAAAGAATCGTCAGATAAAAATCGCGAAGTCGTCGGACTTGTCGAGAAGTCCAGGTTGAGATCCCCCAGCGCATCTAGCTCATTCCCCGTTTGACGGTTTCTTCCCGTCGCGCCCATTTTCCTCGGCATAGATTACCTCTTCCACTTTTGATAAATTCAGTTTGATTCCGATCATCGTCGGGCGATTGCTCTCTTCTTGCGTTTGCTCCATCATGCCTGTTGCGCGGGCCAGCATACGCAAGGCGCCCAGTTTGTCGTGCATCTCGACTTCGATTGAGCTACCGTACTTGCCAGGTGTGATCTTGACCTTCTTGATCGCTTTACGTACGTGCGGGGCCAGGGTATCGCTGGCGTTGAGTACGGCCACATCCCCGGTCCAGGAGATCACGTCCGTTATATCCGCCTGGGCAATGTGGCCCAGCTCGTTCGATACTTTCTCCTGGTTCTCCGGCGACGCGAGTAAAGCACGTGCCTGGCGCGTTGTGAGCTTAGTCATCCTCTACCATCCTCTCCACCGTCGTAAATCGTGTCTCGCAAGCCAGGCATTGGCGACGGCGTTCGTTGTAATAAATTTCGTCATTCGGGTCCCAGTAAATCCTTGTCTCCAGGACTTCCGTCTTAGAAAAATAATCGCCTTCTTCGTTTACGCAAAACTGGCAGATCATTTTAGGTTTACCTCGATCAGCTTGTCGAGATAGTGCCTGGCCTTCCTAAGATCCTCGATGCCGCCCTTATCCTTCCATCGCGACACGTACTTAACTACGTTGCCTTCCAGGTAGCCAAGTTCATTCGAGACAATGTAATCCCAGGGCTGGATCGCCTTGCTGGTGTAGTGGGTGCCGCCGACTTGATTGTTATTCGCTTGATCCATACGCACCTTTCTCTAAAAGTTTTTTAACGCCCTTGGCTTCTCTCGTTAACTCCTGGTAATCATCGACGCGCTCCGCGCAAATGATGAGCCGTTTTACTGATTGCGCCAGCTCCAAATAATTGGCGCACCAAAACTCGCACCGCTTCTCCCAATACTGATTTTCTAATTCCATGTTATTTTCCATCGTTACGTTAAGAAATACTACCTAAAAACTATATGCCGTATAAAGATCCCACAATTCGCGCGGCTAAGAATGCAGAGGCGAATAAACGCTGGTATCAAAAAAATAAAGCCAAACACAAAGCCGGTACGGCCAAAAACAGAAAAGACTACCGCGCCTTGTGGGTCGAGTTTAAAGAGACGCAAGAGTGCTTTATTTGCGGGTTCGATCACCCGGCCGTTATCGACTTCCATCACGTGATCCGCAAAGATAAGCTCGTTGTCAGTACCCTGGTTAGAAACGGGTCGTACTCCAGGGCAATGGAAGAAGCTATGACAAAGTGCATCGCGCTTTGCGCTAACTGTCACCGGATCTTGCATTGGCAAGAGCGGATCGATGCCAAAAAGACTGGCAAGATGCGGCGCAAACGGAAGAAAGTTGGCAAATTGCGGCATTGTTCTCACTTCAAAGCCAGGTAATAGAGGCCCACGTTGCTGAACGCGTAGCCGCTATACACGATTGCCATTGCCAGGTTGCCCTTTAATCCCTGTTCCAGGCCGATATACGCGTAAATCGCGCCCGTGACGATGATTAACCATGGACTCATTTTTTTATCTCCAAAAAAAGTGAAAAATCTAGGGCGATCCCCCCGTACAGTTTCGCGCATGGGGGACCCCCCAAAGCCCGCTTTTTGCGGCATCGCGCAAAAACGCACCCCCTGGCCTGTGCAAAGG